GGAGCCAGACCTTAAATGACAGACAGTTTTCAAAGCACAGCCTTCGAGAGTTCAAGGCAACCAGTAAGCACATTTGTTTCTCCTGTAAGAGTGCAACCTAAAACAAACCTTATGGCCTTAGCTGAAACTATGGCTGAGATAAACCCTACTCTACAAAAGTTTGTTAGCTTTCAAATAGAAAAAGAAAAGCAGAAAGGTATATTAGAAGGCCAGAACAAAATTTTAGAATCAACACCAGAAGATATTAATAAGGTTAAAAAACAATTAGAAGAAAAAGAAGGAAAAAGATTTGCTAGGAATTTTATTGGTGGGAATATTTATACACAATACGGAATTGAAAAACAACTAGCAATTAATCTAGGTAATGCTAGTGAAGTTAAAACAAAAAAGTTTTTTGATGAATATGTAGTAGATGTTGAATTACCAAGTGGACAAATTGTTCAACAACCTTTATCACAATTTGATGTTGGATCACCACAATTTAATCAAGCTGTAAATGAATTTCAACAATCAAATTTAATTAATGTAAAAGGTATTAGACCAGAAATATTAAATAAACATTTTTTACCTAAACAAAATTTAGCTTATCAAAAAGCATTTAATAGACATCAAGAAGATAGATCTAAAGCAAAGATTGAATTAGCTACTACTAGCTTTGCAAATTCAATTTTAAGTAGTTGGAATAATATTGACAACATAAACGACAGTATTGAATTAAATTATATTGATGATAATTATTCAGAACAAGATTTTAATTTAACAGGTTTATCTCAAGCAGAAAGTATAGCTTTAGAAGAAATACAAGAAAATGCAGATTATATGGTCAGTATTGGATTAAGTGAAGCAGTCTCACCTGCAAGCTTTGAAAATTATATTCAAAACAGCGTTAATACAATTATTCAGTCATATAAAGATTCTGATATGAGTGAAACAGAAGCTTTACAAGAAGTAGATGATTTTATTGATTTTATAGGCAAAGTAAAAGTAGGCCCAAAAAATACTAATAAAAAAAATCAAGTTATACAAAAAGATTTAAAAAGCTTTCTTGATGCAAACAATAGTATTATTAATATTAAAAAAGAAGTTTATAAAGAATTAAATGAATTTAGAAAACAAGAACTTGAATTTGCAGAAAACGCAAAACAAAATGATATTACAAAGAGATTAGATCAATTAGATTTTTCTAGTAATAAAGAAGAAGTTATATTGAATAACGCAAAAATAATATCAGAATTAAAAAAAGAATATAAAGGAGAATTAGATTTTATTGATGCAGAAGTAACTCTCAAAAACTTTAATGTTGATGGTTGGTTTTTAGGCTTTCAAAAGAGATGGATTGATGGTGATTTTGATGGTAATAAACTAGCTGCAAGAACAGAATTAATTAATTTCATGGTTTCATTAGGTTCTAGTGCTACTAAGGAAGACAGAACAGAAGCTAAAAGATTAGATACTTTAGTAAAAAGTCAATCAGGTCAAGGATTACTTACTCAATATCCAGAAATAAAAGGGCTTATAAAATATGGAGATAAAGTTGTTTCTTCATTTCAAAATCCATTAACAAAAGCATTTGAAATGACTAATCAAGATCAACAACGTAAATATGATTTAGACCAATTTTTCAGACAAGAATTAGAAGCAGTTATTATTGATGTAGATATAGATGACAAACAAAAAAAGCAGATAATAAAAGGCTTACAAAGTTTTTATAAAGGTCAATTAACAGAAATAGTTAAACAAAAATATATCTTTAACAATCCAGAAAACGATATACAAGGTATGGCAGATAATTTATATCAAAGAAACCCACGAACAGGTGAACTTGAGTTAAGAAACAATAACAATACAAATTCAATGCCAAACAACTCAGGATCAGGTAGTAATAATAATCAATTAGAAAACATGAATTTAAGTTCTGTACCTCAATTTGAGAATAGAAGAGGTGCAGGTTTTGGAGGTGGTATGCCAATAGAATTAGCTTCAGCAAGAACTACAGATGAAACATTAAACTCTGATTTGCTTGAAACATACACAGTAGTAAGTGGAGATACAATAGAAGATATAGCTAAAAAATATGTAGGTGTAAGTAGCCAAGATATATTTGACTACAATAATTTAAAGACACAACAACAACAAGATAATTTACAAATTGGTCAAAAAATAAAAATACCAAAAATAGAATTTCAAACATCTGATGGAGAAGTTACACCTGTTATTGAAGAAAAAACTTCTTTATGGTCACAATTTGATGGTGCTAAACAATATAGAAGCGGAGATTCAAGAGATGATTTAGATAAAGATAAAATTGTTATTGAACTAGATAGTCATACTTATGGAGATGGTTCAAGTCAAAGAGTACAAGATGAAATGAAGAAAGTATATTCAAAACTTTTTTATAGTAATGATACAGAAGATATTAAGATTAAAAATGCAATAGTTAATACAGTTCTTACAGAAGCAGTATTACAAGATGAAACTGATATTGCTGGTGTTGTTCAAAGTATATTTGCAAGAATTGTTACAGCAAGATTAAATGATGGTACTCAAGGTAGAGTTTTCGATAGAGAAATAATAGATGAATTAATGAGACAAGAAGTAAATGATAAAGGACAATTAGTACCAATGTATGAAGGTTTAATAGATCCCAAGACAAAGAAAATGCGACCTAAAGAAGTAATAACATCAAACAAACCAATTAAAGAATCACAAGAGATTTTTGATAAAATATTCAGTATGTTATGGAAAGACACTTCTAAAAAAGATAAAGAATGACTTACACACCAACAAACAACAACCAAGATATAAAAGAAGAACCATCTGTAACAAATAATAAATTTCAATCAAAAAATATATTTCAAAACGATCAGAGCCTTATTGATTTTGATACTGAATTTAATTTAAACGATACTATAAATAATTTCTATGTAGATGAAAATGATCCTATTGATTTTAATGGTGAAGAAATAAATAAAACTAGAAAAATATTTAGTGATTTAACAGAACAAACAAATGAAAAAGCAAACTTAAAAGGTTTAGCTAAAGGTCTTGGTCTTGAAATTGGAGTTGGTCTTGGTGCTGATGCTGCACTTGCACCTTTATTGGCTACTGGTCCTGTTGGCATAGCAGCTTATGGTGGTGGTCAATTTGCTATTGGATATTACACAAATATACAAGCACAGAAATTAAGAGGAGTTAAGGATATTAGTCAAGCAGAAGCTATATCGGCTGGTTTATTTCAAGTAATACCTGCTGGCTCAACAGCAAAAATAGGAAAAGGAGGACTTAAAAAAGCTGCTTTACAAGGTGCTGGTTTTGCAACAGGAGAAACTTTTGTTAGAGATTTATTAGGAGATGATGTAAGTCGTGATGAATATTTAGCAAGTATAGGTTTAGGTGGTGCTTTTGGTACTGCTTTTAAAGGTTCTATAGATGGATTAGGTGGTGTATTAAAAAAAATTAAAAATAAAACACCAATAGAAGCAGATAAGATTTTAACTAAAAAAGATAAAAAGATTATTGATGAAGCTGTAAATAATTTAGATCAAGTAGGAAAAAAACAGCAAGTAGATTTAGAAAGTAAAGGTGTAAATATAGAGCAACAAAAGCAAACTGTTGAAAGAACTTTTGTAATACCTAACCAGTTTAAAAGAACTAAGCCTAATTATGGTAGTGCATCTATAATTTTTGAATCTGATTTTGATAAGCTTGCTTGGTCTTTAAGACTTGGTAAAAAAAATCCACCACAGAAAGAACAAGAAATGCTGCAAGCCTTTATATCACAGGGGTTTACAGAAAAAGAAGTGAGACTACATGGTGCAAATATACATAAAAGAATCAAAGGTATTGTTACTGAAAAAACTGGTAGTGCTACTGCATCACCTAGTAATACTCAAGGTTTGACTATTGAAGTGCCAGCAGATGCTAAATATGCAGGTGGAGTAAAAACTTCATTAAATAAATTAGATAGTAAAAAACAAGATTTAGGAGATGTATCTAAAAACCCACAGCAAATTTCTTTTATAAAAAGTTTAAAACCAAAACAACAAAAGACTATACAAGAAATGGTAAAAGTTCTTAAAGATGCTGATGTTTTTACTGGTTCAAAAAGTCAACAACAAACGAAACTAGAAGGATTAGGAATGTTTGATGATGGAGTTGTTAGATTACAAAACACAAAATTTATAAAAGAGTATGGTCAAGCATATTCAAAACTATATAATTTAGTTCCTAGTGATTCTTTAAATTATGCAATAGCTCAGACTATAACATTACAAACAGAAGAAGTTGCGAATGTAAATAAAAGATTGATAGAAGCGATAAAAACAAAAAATACAGAATTGATAGATCAATCTATAGATGAATTATCAGACTCATTATTAGGTGTAGAAGAATGGTTAAAGCTTGGCATACCACTAAGAACACAAACTGCTAGAACTTTAAAATCTTTTGGCATGAAACCTGAGTCTGGTATTGAAGGTAAAACTGCTGATGAAGTAATGAATTTAACAGCAGCAGAAAAGTCAGCCTTAACAGAGAAACAGCCTGATATAGAAATAGACCTTAATCAAAGTGTTTTACAAAATGAAAAATTTAGAACAGATTTAAAAGATGCTTTACAACAGGCAACAGAAACAGATGATTATTCTGAATTAGTTAGATTAACAACTGATTTAGGTACAGCGTCAGGTAGTGTAGAAAAAATGGTTACTTTACAAAATACTGATGCTTTATCCGCTAAATTTGCTAAAGGTATAGATAAAGCAGCAAGAATATACAATGAAATTGGTATCAACGCTTTATTGTCTGGTCCTACTACACAAAAAATAAATTTATATTCTGGTGTAGCACAAACATTTTTAAAAGCTTTTAATAACTTTAGTGGTTCTACAAACTTTACAGAACTAGAAGCTGCTAAAAAACATTTATTCGCTTTATTCCAAAACTTTGATTTTGCTCTTAATGCTTGGAAAAGATCATGGGATATGGAAGATAACTTTATAAATTTAGGAAATATCAAAGGAGAAACAAGTCAACGATATATGATTTCTTCAGATAAACAATACTTTCCTTTTAAAGCAGTTGATAGATTTGGAAAGTTTATTAGATTACCTAGTCGTCTTATGACAGCTACAGATGCTTTAGTTCAAGCACCTAATATTTTAGCAGCAGCTAATTATCAAGCATATATGGAAGGAGTAAAACTTGGTAAAACAGGAGATGAATTAAATCAATATATAAAAGGTCATGTTGATGGAATTATTAGTTATTTTTTAAAAAATTCAAAAGGAGATGTAGGTAGAGTTGAAATTATAGATGGACAAGAAGTTTTTACACCTGATGCAGTTACACAAAGAATTTTGACCAATGCTAAAGAATTTGGAAAACAAATTACATTTACACAAGATATTAGAACAGAAGATATATTTGGTGGTACTGCGTCAAAATTAAATAATTTAGCAGTACAAAATCCTGTTGCTAGGTTCTTTTTTACCTTTACAAGAACACCCACAAATATTATTAAAGAAGTTATGAGATATACACCAGTAATAAATAGACCAATAAATAGAAGATTACCAAACGGAGAATACCAAAATATAAATCCTTTCAATGCTTTTCTTTTACCAGAGATGAAAGCAGACTTATTAAGTCCTGATCCTTTAGTAAGAGCAAATGCAACAGGTCAAATAAGAATGGGATATGCTTTTGGATTACTAATTGCAGGTCTTACATTTGATGATTATTTATTACCTGATTACGACTTAAATAAAGATCAACCACCGCATTTTAAATTAACAGGTGGTGGTCCAAACTATTTCACACCAGAAGGTGCTTCCATGTTTATCTCTATGTATAAGAATGGTTGGCGACCATATAGCAGGGCATACCTTAAATATGATGAAAATGGTGAACCTATGTATAAAAATGGTGAACCAGTATATGAATATAAAACTTATGAAAATTTACCTGATCCTATTGTTTCATTTGTAAGAATGATGGTTGACTTTACACAAGGAGGTCCATTTGTAAAAGATAAAGAATTTGGTGAATTTACTGCTGGTTTTGTAACAATAATAGGTCGTAATCTTTTTAACAGAAGTTATACACAACAAATAAACGAAGCTATAAATTTATTTTCACAAATACCAACAGTAGGTAAAAATGTAGATCCAGAAGACAACATTCCATATACACAAAAGAAATTTTTAGATTATGTTGGCAGACAACTTTCTGTTAGGTCAATACCATATTCAAGTTTTCTAAGTAAATTACATAGACTACCTGCTGATGTTTTAACAACTATAGGTTTTACAGAACAAGAAGCTAGGGAATTAGCAGAATCAAAAGGAGATTACAGTAAACTTAGATGGTTTATGCGACCAGACACAAAAACAAGAGCAGGTGATACTGCTAATGAAGATCTTGATTTTGGTGACGAAGAATTTAATAAAGCTTATGTTGCAATTCAAGCCTTAGATAATATTTTAAATAAAGGAAAAGAAATAATCCCGATTTTGTATGGTGGAAATGCACCTATGCAAGTAGAGCATATTACAGGAGATCCAATAACATATCCACAAAAAAGTGGTTTAGATTTATTGTCTTTAGCAAAACATAGTACAAGTAAAAATCATAAATATTTTATGGCAACACAGCTTATAGGCAGATTATTACCAGAACCACCAGAAATAATAAGAGGATCAAAGTTTAGGGGAGTTGGTAGTAAAAACTTTGTACCTAAGAAATTAGATAAAAAACAATATAATGCTTTGAAAGTGTATGTAAATAATACAACTTTAAGAATAGGAGGAAAAGATCTAACCCTTAAAGAAGCTTTAGATAATTATTTTGATGGTATTTACAAAGCTAATGAATATAAAGCAGCTAAATCTCGAATTGAAGAAGTAGGACTCAATTCACAAGAAGGTCAATTTCAAGCAGAAATAATATTTCAATCAATGAATGAAATAAATACTAAATATATAAACAAAGGAATATTAGAATACACAAGAGATTTTATTGGCGAAAAAGAGTTTACTGATAGAATCAAAGCAAAGCAAAACTTACAACAAAACTTTGTTGACAGGCTTACAGAACAGATGAACCAAATGAATCTTGGAACCTTTTAATTATGGCTACTAACACCACCGCAACAACGCAGACTCATAATGGCACAGGTAGTCAAACTAACTTTGCCATATCATTTTCATTCTTAGCTGATAGTGAAGTTGATGTAACAGTAGGAGGAGTACTTAAAACATTAGGTACACACTATACAATAACTG